TTGCAATTTCAACCACTCCACCCGATCCAGCTCCGCCGCCGCCTGCTTGGGTAGTTCCAGCCGAGCCATTGGCGCCTTTTGCATTTATGACGCCGTCGACAAGGATTGAACCTACGGCATTAAGAGCAAGGAAGCCGCCGCCTTTTCCGCCGTCACCTCCAGCGCCTGTACCGGCTTCACCAGCCGCGCCACCAGAGCCGGTTAGACCACGGAGCAAATAAGCATCGCCTTCAGCAAATGCCTGCCCTCCAAGTCCACCAATCGTGCCCGACGTTACCGATCCACCGTTCCCACCGTGACCACCACAGCCACCGCCGCCGCCGCCAGCTGCAACATCAACAACTCGGCCAACGTGTCCACCGTTAACTCCGCCGCCTGGCTCCATTGAGGATTTGTCTGAAGTTCCAACGCCGCCCGCAGCTGAGGCAGTTACATTCAGGGTTCCGGTAACGGTTATTGTCGAATTGGCATTAATAACAGTCCCACTTGCATAGTCGACGGTATTTCCCGTATCGATCAAAAATGTAGTGTTGTCGGTAGTGAATGGATGTATAAATGTGCCTGTGCCCTGGGTCAAGCCAGTCTCAGTACCTCCGCCGCCGAAGAAAGATTCATCTGAACCGCCGCCTCCTCCACCACCGCCAATGTAAGTGGCTAGATCGTCTTTGGTGATATATTCCCAGCCCGTATTTCCTGAGTTTGTGATTGGAATAGAGAAAGCAGCTGCCGGCGCAGAAACAAGAGCGCCAGTTGTTCCATTGGAATAATAAAGACCGAGCGCATTTGGCGTTACAGCAGTTCCCATGCCACCATGAGCGACGTTAACGACAGGCAAATGACCATTGGTCAAAAGACGGAAGTTTGGAACGCCGTCGGCGCTGTCCTGGACGCAATAAACATAAGCCTGAGTTTTTGAAGTCGTAAAAGAAATCGGCGCATAAAGCGTATTTGCTTGTCCAAGACCAAGAGCGTCGGTGCTTAAAGTGGCCGTGCCGACGCTGAAAGTTGGAGTTGCCGGTGCAAGCGTTGTGACTGCAGTTATTTCGGTCCCATTCGTGACAACCTTTTGAAGCAACAATCCGGGCTGACCGGTTGGAGCTGATGCGCCATTGTTTACGGCAATATGATTGGTCGTTCCGTCGCTTTGCAGATAGTCATAGGTATCTTTTGAAGCGGTGTAAGTGTGAGCATTTGAGCCATACGAAACACGCACTCCGCCAGCATAGGCAACGCCGGAAGGAGTTGTCATTGCTAAAACTGCGCCAGGATCTGTGGAACCAAATCCGGAAACTTTGAAATCGGAGAAGATGTCGGCGGTTGTAAGCTTCGTTTTTGTCGCATTAGTTAAATCAGTCGGCGAAACGGTTCCCGACGTAATGAGCGCCCAGGAAGCGGCTCCAAGAGTTGCATCCGTGCAGACATAGAATTGACCGGAAACTGAATCAAACCAGAAAGAACCAATTGAGTATCCATCGCCTGAATCGTCATTGATTGTCGGAGCTGTCGAAGCGTCGAGGGCGGCTTGAGGCAAAGTCTTATTTGCCCATCCAAGCGAGCCATAAACTTTGAGCGCTCCGTCAGTCGGATCAACGACCATTGTTTTATTTACAACGGGCGCACCAACATCGGCAGGCTTGCGGAAAAACAAGCCGACATCATCCGCCTTGGCCGCTTGAGGTGCAGTCAAAAATGAAAGAATTGCAGCCAGTAAAAGGCTTTTACGCAGCATATTTTCTCCGATTCAAAATAGCCAAAGGCATCAAATCGCGTGAGCCGTGGAAAGTATCAGGCTGAGGCAATGCAGCCAGGAAGGGCTCGATATCATTTATGACAATGCTGCCACCATTTTTGCGAGCCATTTTGCAGATCTCGCCCATACGGAAATCAACTTCGCCGATCAAAGGCAAATTCGGATAATCATTGATAGTGATTGAGACGCCAGTTCCGCCCGAGGTCATTTGCGTTTGACCAGTCCCCGGCGCTCCACCGGTCAGCGTAATCGTGCCGCTGCCGCTCGTCACGGGAGCAAATTGAAGGACCACGCCGCCTCCGCCACCACCTCCGCCTGCGTTACCAGAGCCGACGCCGTTTCCACCGTTGCCGCCTTTCGCCTCGATGCCACCATTGTTGACAATGGAAGTGAGCGAATAGAGAAGAATTTGTCCACCTGCGCCACCGCCTGATCCGGTCGTATTTAAAGAGCCGGAAGTTCCATTTCCGCCATTGGCCTTAATTAGACCACCGGAAGGAATTGAAATAGATCTAACTGCAAGTACCCGGAGAGATCCGGCACCGTCCCCGCCAACAGTTCCAAGATCGGATGATGAATCAGCCTGTCCGGCGCCACCGCCGCCGCCATACGTCCAGTCAGGACCGCCAATTGCGCGGCCGCCATTGCTGGGAGAAGTGCCAGAGGTATTGTTGCCTCCGTTTCCACCATTGCCACCATTGCCGCCGCCGCCTGAACCGGAATTATTTTTGTTAGAAACAGCCGGAGCCTGACCGCCGCCAGCGCCAGCTCCAGACGTTGCAAGACGTCCAGTGCTGGCTGCTCCGCCAGGGAATCCAGCCAGAACAAGAAGGGTTCCATTAACCGTCAGCGTATTAACGCAATTAATTACCGAGCCATGTTTGAGGCTATAAGTAATCGAATTGTTTACCGTCAGACCGGCATAATTCTTTTGCACCGTCGAAGTTTCGGAAGTGTTCGAAGAAATGGCCACATTGCCCAATCTTCCGTCACCGCCAAAATCGACAGACCTTGATCGGTATTCGGCGGAGGCCGAAAGTGTTGACGACAAAATAAGCGCGACCATCAAGGGCGCAAGAAATTTCCTAAACATTACACTCCACCTTTGAATTGACTCAAAACTAAGATTTTGTTCGCGCCGACAATCGATTGAAGATGCCAAACATCGCCGGAATCTATCGTCAGAGAAGAGGCGCCACTCAGGAAACTATCGCCAGCATGAGGAATCAGCGTGCCAATGACTCCAGTGTTTGAATCGGTGCGGGCGATTTTGAGTTCCCATGCCAAGGCCGTATCAGGCAGAGTGATATTTCCATCAGCCGACATGTTCAGCCCGGACGTTCCGCTCGTTTGCGTTAAAACCAGAGGGAAAGAGCTGTAAATCTGCGGAGCGACAGGACCGGACGGCGACCAAACAGCAGTCGATGAGCTGCCGGCTGTTACGCAAAACCAAAGAACGTTTGTTGAAGTTTGGAAGTACTCGTCACCAACTCCGCCTGCCAAAGTGCCATTTGGATCGCCAGTTCCAAGTCTTAAGTTTGGAATCTTTCCGGCCGAGGCATTTGAAGTCATCAGCAAATTATCAAAAGGCAAAACGCCTGTCACCTCTGACTCGAGATCGATTTGATGGGCTTGCCCGACAACACCTGTATGCCGGTGGCTATAAAGTCCACCGGCAAACGGTGCTACTTCGGCGCTGGGGTGAGCGTCGGGACCGGAAACTTCAATCTGTCCTGTTGTGATTGCGGTTTGTCCAAAGGCTATAGAAACCAAATACATTGGTACGTAGCCGGCCGGTACTGGCGGTGGTGTTTGAGTTCCCGTTGTGGCCGCCGTTCCATAAACGATAGAAACTTCTGCCAATCCTTTGCGGACAGTTGTTAACGCTGCGCCAGAATTTCCAGGGCCTTGAAGAGGTTGGGCCGGATTTGCTGCGTTAAAGAAAGCCAAGACACCGTCTGTAGGATCGTCGGGCCTTATTTCGTCGGGTTGAGTAAATCTGCAAACGACAAGGGCATATTTTGATTGCCCGGAAGTCAATCCAGAGGTGTTAAAGGTGAGCGTTTGAGCCGGTGCATAACCTTGTTGATATATGATTTCCGAATTGGCGGGCAGTGAAGAGTAAGCCGTTCCATCTATTGCAGAAAGCTGGTAAGTCCTGCCTTCGGTGAGATTGATGATTAGCGAAGCCGGACTCTGTTGGGTCGCAACAAACTTTGTAATGATCGTGACGGTGCCGCCAAAAAGATCTTCTGCAAGTCCACCGAAGCCTTTGAGCATGTCTTGCCAACCTTTGGCATGATCGAAGATTCGGATATTAGCCTGCGAATAGATTTTTGGCCGGTCCACGCTTTCTTTTACTCCAGAGATTCTGGATCAAGCGTATTGGCGGGTTTGTCTCAAGGCAAAACTAACTTTAGACGTCGTGGAAGCCCCAAAAGATAATTCCTGCTTCTGTTGGTGGCGTCGAATATTTGACTGTGATGTGATCGTCGGACTTGTCTATCTCGCAAATTGTGTTCCATGAAGGAATTACAAAAGCCTGATAGGGTGTCTTCGCATCCAAATTGACGATTGTCTCAACCGTTCCGGGCTCAACGCTTTCAAAACCGCTCTTGTCTTGAGCTATAAGAACCGTCGAAACTTGTCCGAAATTCGGCGCAGGAACATCAAACTCAACTGATTTATTCTCGACATCTGTCGCAGTCATCCAAAAGCTCGAGTTCCAGTTTGGAGAGACAAACAAATTGCGGCCAAGCAATTCCGGAACAACGGTAATATCCATTTCGGTCTGTCCAATATTCATCGGAATAGTGGCAAATCCCGGCACAGTGACAGGAGCCGCAAGCCAATCAACTGAACCGCCGCCAGGCGGAGGCGGAGTTCCGAAAGTCAGCCTGAATTTGCTGTTGGATATGTAATCAACATCAATTGACGTGTTCCAATTAGCTGAGGCAATTACCGAGAAGGTATTGGCAAATTGAGGAAATACCTCAATCTCCGTAAACAAAGCGTCTTCAACAACCCCTTTTGAACCACCAAGAGCCCAAGACGTTAGAGGTTGACTTAAATATCTGCGCCAAATCCTCGTTACAAAGACTTTCGTCTTGTTTAGAAGATCGTCCAACTTCTTGATATTCAAAAACCATGTCGAACTAGCATCAAGCCAGTATGCCGAAAAGGTGTCATAACAAGCGCCTTCGTCGTAACACCAAAGCGGATTGGGGATGCCATCGCCCTGGAAATTGGGCAAAGGTGACTCGACAAAACCTTGTCCGCGCAAAGAAGGATCGGCGTACCTTGAAGGGTTGTCGACCGTGTCAATATCCCAATAACTAAAGGCATCCCAAGCGGCCGTATCGTTGAGATTCCATGGTTCCATGACTCTTGGAGCTTGACCGGTCAGTCTAGTTATGAGTTCAATGATTGCGGCTCTTGTGCCTAAAGGCAGGAGAAGACTGGCTTTGATACGGGCGCGGAAAGTGTCGTCATCCTCACCAGGCGCTCGGATAATTTCCTGTTTTGCAACTGCTGTCGGGCCGTAATAGTCCTGCGCAACTCGATCAAGCGCCTCATCTGTTGCGGTGCTTATTCTTGAAGCATCCAAAACATACTGAAGATTCTTGTTGAAGATGTCTAATTCTTCTCCGACTGCTTTCATCAAGGCGTAAATTTCGCCGCCGGGATTCCGCGAAGCACTGTTTGACCATGCTTCAGGGAAAACGTCGAGAATACGGACTGCCCATGCATCCGCATCAATAGTCGGGAGATTGGTCGATCTTTCAGAAGTCATTATGAATCAACCGTAACGGCCAAATCTTCTTCGGCAAGTCTCAAAACTTGGAATTGCGTTGCCACAAAGTCTTGCTCAAGGGTGTTTACAGTTGTTGACTCAGCCTCAACATTTAAGACACCTTCAACATTTGACGCGACTGTAATGAGTTTTGATAGATAAAGCGATTTGCCAATTTCAAGACCATTCACATATTCAAAAAGGGCCGTTCTAACATTGCCCGAGACAGTGCCTTCCTCAAAATCAGGATCGACGTTGATTGTCATGGCAACTTGAAGATCTTCGGCTTGCGGCTTAATTACCGAAAATTCAATCGTAAAACCGCGAACTGCCTCGACTGCTTGAGTGACGAGAGTTATCAATGAATCAGGCGGATCGCCCGTGCCGTCGTCAATAATGACGGTGAAATATGCTTCTTCTTCGGGACCATCGGGAACATCCTCGGTTGGAGGTCTGCGGTTCTCGACGAGTTTGACGTTTGGAACCAATTCAATAACGGCTTCAAAAATCGCATCTCTCGTCGCTTTCGACCGTGAATTTATCCAAAGCGGGAAGCGTTTTCTATAATCTGCATCAGTCTCAACGTCTGTGCCGCCCGAGAAGGCGTTTTCGTTTGTTACTGCGTCGGCATTGCCTGTGATTATGGAAATCACTTTACCGGGTTGGAGGTCGCCGCCACTGCCCGCTAGTAAAGCCCTGACGCGGGCATCTACTGAGAGCTGCCCGGACGGGATGAGATATGCATTTTGCTCGGAAGACCAACCCGCAATATTTGTATCTGCGATAACTTCAAAAACTTGGCTTCCATCGGCGTTTTGAACAAGGGAGCCCAAATTGATGACAGTCGCGGTATTTCTAATACTTCTCAAAGAGAAGGTGACGATTCCGTTTGCTTTCTGCGGCTGCAGTCGCGGAAAACCAAAGTCGCCGTCAAAGAAACTGTCCAAATCAGCGCCATTTGCGGTTGAGGCTCTTGCAAAGGCGTTAATAACCTGAATTTGCCCGAGAACGTTTTCTAATTGGGATGCGACACTTTCAAACCACGCAAGAACCGGATCGCCTTCAGGCAATGACGGCTCAATGCCAAGATCCGCCGCCCAAGATGCGGCCATGTCCGAAACGAACTTCGCATGTGTTTTGACAACGATCGCCAAATGCCCAGTCTCCCCGCAAAAGCTAAATTCAGCTTATGGGGAGGGGAGTTGGAAATCCAAAGTAAAATCGCCCTGCTCGCCGTTGACGGTGCGAAACTTTGTACCAATGGAAAGAGTGTCAAAGGTCTGCTCGACTGCAATGACTTCCGGCTCAAAATTCTTGTCCGTGCCAATATCTTCAAGAACTGCTTGCCTGATGATGCTACTCAGCTTCTGGAAAATATCGGAAGTTGTGACTCCCTCGACATAAGCGGCCAAGCCAAGACCATAATCTGGGTGATAAATGTAATCTCCGGCAATTGCCTGACCTGTTGCCGAGACTCCAGAAGGATTTGTAACTGCTCGCCGGATTATGCGTTCCGTGATTTCATTAAGCCCGTCAACAAGCAAATATGAGCCGCTATCGGTGCGGATCAAATCGCCGTTTGTATCAAGGGCGAAAGTCGTCATTAAGTGCAGAGATTTCCGTTAACGGAGATTGTTCCGGAGCCGGAATAAGTTGTCTTGACTCTTATCCAGCGAACGGGCAGCTTGGCCAGGTCGTAGATACCGATTGCGGTTATTGCCGAAATCAAGTTGGGACCGATATAGTTTATGCTCGGCTTCCCATCATCATTGCAGCCTTGGACGCTGATTGAGAATGTCGGCGAGCCAGAAGTCTTAACATCAAGCGTTCCGTCGCGGAATATATGCGCTTCAAGCCAATCAGAGTCTGCCGCTGCGCTGACCTCATCAAGAAATCTAATGAGCTGCCATTCCTCTGCGCCGGAAGAGAGTGTGTCTAATACTTCGCCGTTTGCCACTTTTAGATCTCCAATTGCCTAAATCAATTAAGCAGCCTCCAAGACGTGAGTGCAATACACATCTGCGGTTCCCGGCGTCAAAGGTGCGCCAGAATTTCCGCTGCCTGGGAATATACCGCTATGCTCGTGAGCATTGTAAAGATCCAGGAAATCCTCTGTCATGAGCTTCTTGAAGGTATTGATGCCTTGTCCGCCAATCAATGTCGTGGCAACACCTGACGCGCTCAAAATCGACATCGTATTATTGCAATCGATTGTAATTGGTCCTGCTTGCGCAAGGCCGAGGAACAAATTCCCGCCGCCAGTTGTATGAATCGAGCAATCATTTGTCGATGAAATATCAATCTCGTCAGCAATGACCGCTGTCAGTTTGCCGCCACTTGTTAAAAGCATATCGCCATCTGTCGGAGTGGTAATTCCAATTTGCTTGTATGCGGTATCGGTGAAATCTGAGCTTGTTGAGATATTTATTCGGCTTCCAAGCAAGGTCAAATCTGAGTCGGTCTGGTTTATGGCGCGAATTTTGATACTTGGAGAAGAAATAGCCATTGTCCGGCTTGAATTGATGACAGCATCTTGCGAGTCGATTTTCAGATTGGTTTTTGCAATTATGTCGATCTTTTTCTTTGAGTTGAGTTTGATGAAATTGTCTGCATCAACGATAACCTCACCGTCTTTCGCTTCGCTAAAAGCAGGATTTTGAGTTGTGACAGTTCGACCACCTAGAATGATCTCAGCATTTGCCGGACCATTCATAATTGGAATGCCTTTTTGATTGCCGGCAGCGACATCGTTTTGATTGAAGATGCGGGCAACGGCTCCGCGCAAAATGCTTACCGACTTTCCGTTTATCTTGATATCGGAAATAGCCTCTTGGGTGGCTGGCCTTGTCCTAGTTGAAAGAGTTGTTGAAATGGACGGACCCAGATCTTTGGCAGCATAGATATTGACGGCCGCCGCTGTTAAATAAGCGTGTTGTCCGCCTTGAATCCGAGCTGTTGTATCGGCGTCGATTGTTACCGTTCTGGCGCTTGTCGTGACAGACGTTCCGCCTGCGATAGTGATTGTCTTTGTAGCCAACAGGCTCGCGTCGTCTGATGCCTGAATTGAAACCTTCTTGGCATTTGCATCGAGATTTTCCTGAGCGGTTAAGCTCATGTCTTTTGATGCAAGTGCATTGAAATCTTCTTCCGCCGCCATTGAGATATTTCGCTCAGCCTGAACGGTGAAGTTCTTTTTGGCCGTGAATTGGATACTTTCCTTATCGGCTTCTCCGGTTATATTTTGACCGGCAAGAGCAATGATGTCTCTTTGGGCTGAAAGATTGAGATCGCGGCCCGCCGCTACCGTCACATCATTGGCGGCGAGCAAAAACATGTCATTTGCAGCGCTTATACCAATATCGCCATTTTTGTACATGCGGACAAACGCGCTTGACTCATGCCGGATTAAAAACTCTCCGGGCTGGAAATCAGTCGGCGTCGGCGGTGGCTGAATGCTTGTATAGTGCATACTGGCCGAGAATGAAAAGCCAGAATCTCTTTCCAAAAGTAGGACAGTGACTTGCTCACCAATAGCCGGATTATCTGGAGTTGCTCCGCCGTGCGGATAATAGAGCATTCCAAACCCAGCTCCGACCATTGGAACGCCTAAAGGCATCCAAGGAGAAACAATCGGCACGCCGTTTTGATCGGTCAAATCAGGCATAACGACTCGGACGTGATTTGTGGCCTTGTCATAAGACGAAATATGTCCAATTCTGACCGCGCGAATATCCTGCATTTGCTGCGCGCAGACTTGTTTGATTAAGTGGACAAATTCGTGATGTGAAAGCATTTAAGTCGTCGACCAATTAGCGAAGGTTGCAGAAACATCATCGGAGATGCCCGGTGGAATTGCCACTGCTGAAAACTTTGTCGTGTACTCGGTGTTTCTTTCATTCATCGAGAATGAATGCTCAAAGCCGACAATGCTATAGCCCCGGCTCGCAAATGGTTTAAGCAATCCCTTTTCATGATCTTCAATCGTCAGGCGATCATGTGCTTTTATTTCCGGCATTCCCGAGATGACGCCAGTAATGACAAATTCTCGCTTTGCAAGATCTTGAGCGATTGAGTCCGCCTCTTTCTGGGCTTGAGCCGGGGAAAGTCCCGATCTGTTGAATCTGAAGATTGGCTTGTCTTTCAGCTTGTCGTCAATGGTATTGGAAACAATTGGACCACTTGAACCACCATAAATGCCAGCTGGAATGCTTCCGCCTGTCGAAATGGAAGTCTGAATCTGACCGGTTGAAGGATTGTAGGTTGATTTGCCAAGCCCAGTATTTGAAACGTCATCGCCAAGGACAACGGCTTGTCCGGTTGATCTAGCGACTCTTTGTTGGTCCCAGCTCGTTACAACAACTCTGAAAGTCTTATTCCGGCGATTATTGTTTTTGGTATGGAGTTTTAACAGCTTGATCAAATCAGGCTTCGAACCCGGATCGGCTTTATAGTGGAAAGTCCTTTGCGGTGGATTCAAATCGGGCGGGCCAAACACAAGGATCTTTTGCGGAAGGACCGTCACTTCATAGCCAAGGAACTGGGCCAGTTTTTGGATGACTGACCAATGCTCTTGCGGACCCATTGTCAAAATATTGGCGCCGTTTAAATCTGTTCCTGGCTTTACATCAGCATTTCCGGTGATTTGTGGAGTTATGCCGCTAAATTGGCAAAGTTCTGTCACGATGCGTTCGACAGTCTTCGTCTCCCCGGCAATGCAGGATTTCTTATCCATCAAAAGGCCTGCCCAGTCGCGGCCGTTGAGAGTTATTTCTTCCTGCGGCCATTCGCCATCATTGTCATCATAAAAGCCGCCAAAAATCTGGGTTTTCTTGCCATCAATATCAATGAAAACGTCAATGGGAATGATTTTTGAAGCATCGACCAGTCCAACTAAATCAACGCCGGCAGCGTCGAGCATTTCGCATGTCGTCGTAAGCCTGACAGTGCCAACCGAGCCAAAGGCGCCCCCGGTTATATTCCAGCCCTTGCATGGAACTTCCTGCTTATCAATCAGCACAGTCGTTTCGTAGGTTTTGATGTCGCCCATTTATTTAGAAAACCGGCTGTGTCGTTGTTTGAGCGGTGGTTGGATTCAAGGGAATCTTCAAAACATATTCGCCGACAAGAACTTGATCGACTAAACCGTTTGCGTCCCTAATAACGGTCCATAAAGAGGCGTCACCATATTCAGCGGATGCAATTTTAAGGAGATTTGGATTTATATAACGAACCATTTTGTATTGCTTCTCGGGCGCGTTAAGCGTGTTTTGAACGACTTGCATATATGTCCGCAGGTCGGCAGCTTTCGAGGAAATCACCGGCCCCGAGGATTGCATGATATTGAAAAGCCCCGAATTGATCGTCGCGGCTTGGGTTGCCAGAAAAAGTCTTATTGAAGGATCAATGTCTGAAACTTTCCCATTGGATTCTTTCAAGTTTTGTTCGACCAAATCCTGAAGATCGTCGATTTGTTCTTTGGCAGCCTGCAATTCAAAGGGAGGGCTTTGTCCTCCAGCCGCTTCAGAGGCTTGCGCAAAACTCGCATCAAGAATCGCTTCGGGTGAGTTGAATTGGTTGCCACCAGCGGCATTCTGAACTCTATAGGGAACGACTTCGATTGTATATTCAATCTCATTGCGCCAAAGAATTTTAGCGACGAAATCGACAATCTCGACATCTAAACGGTAACCGCGCCATTCAAGCACCTTGCTTGATTTGCGCTTCATGAAAGTCTCGAGCTGATGAGCCCTGTCTTCGGCATCCGAACCAAGCAAAAGCCCGGTCCATGTAATCGACTTATAAAACTCGCCCCAGATTTGAAGTTCTCTTTCACCGCCAGGGAAATCGTGGATACAAAAGGCCTTTTGCAAGCCGATCGCTAATTCGTCGGGTGCGGCAAAATTCTCAATTGTCAGCCCGCCAAGCTTGAGCGGATCTTCGCCACTGCTTGAACTGTTTGCCGAATTTGCGGGCGTCCCAGCAGGAACTGCAAAGCCTCCACCTGGAAATATGTTGCCGCCAACCATTAAGTGCCACCAAAGACAGGGCTGCTCATGATGCCAATTCCAGGGCCGCTGGTTTGGATGCCCTTGAGAATCGCCTTGTTGATTTCTTCAATTACTTTTTGGGCGATTTCTTCAGCGCTTTGTCCAGCTTGAGCGACGACATTGATTGCACCTGCTGCAATATTGACTTCATGCTTGTGATGCATATTCTGTCCATCTATTCCATTTCCGTTTTGCCATTGCTCGTCGCGAATTTCGGACAAGTACGGCCCGGTTTTTGGGCTGCCAAACATAGTGGAATCGCGAAGGCCTTGCGCCATATTTGTGCTGGCTGCATAGATCTCCGCGCCTTTGTTTTGATCGAAAAGCGAAACAAGCCCAGCAATTTGAATACCGCCCTGCTCAATAATCGTCGCGATTGTTTCCATGGCAAACTGTCCAAAGTTTGTCCAAGCAGTTTTTGCTAATTCGACACCACTGGCTATGCCATTGCCAATATTCGCGGTCGCTTTTTGTAAATACAGGAAAGTTGCGCCAAGCCAAGTTACTCCGGCTGCGGCAATCCCAGCCGCAAATCCAATTTCAGGCAAAAATGCCATTAACGGAGCGAATGCAATTGCCGTCAGCCCAGCGGTTGCACCGAGGGCAAGGATTCCCATTCCAAGACCGCCTAAAGCAACTCCCATCACTGACATTTGAGCAACCCATTTGTGATCGCGCATGAATGCCGCAACGCCTTTTAAACCTGCCGTCAATTCGCGAACCATTGGAGTGAAGAACGGCATAATTTCATTGCCGAAAACAGTCATCAAGCTTTCCCACTGCGCAGCAAATGACGCATCAAGAACGCGCGGGCTAGTCTTGGCTTGTTCGACAAGTTGATCGTGCGGCAAAACACGCTCACGGTTTTCGCGAAACTTCGCAATAATGCCCGCTGTTTCCTTGTTGAAGATTTCACCAATCAAGGCCGTGGTTTTCCTCGGGCCCTTCATGACTTTGGCAATTTCCATCGCCATTCCAACTTCGTTGCCTTCAAGATCAGGATGCTTTGCCATGATTGCTGGGATAAGCTTCTGCATGATCCATTTGCTTGGATCTGTGCCCGCGACATCCTTCCATGTAAGCCCTTCCGCGACTGTTCCGGTCGTCGTTGTTTTAAGCATTTCGCCGCTCATCAGACCGAGTTCCTGAAGATG